AGTATCGTCAACACTGGAACGACGAAGCCAAACAAATTTTTATGAAAACATGGTTGCATTTTCACACAGATGAAATTACTGTGATGAGATCAAGTTTGAGTGTTTGTGCATTGCAAAGCTGGTGCAACCGTTGCGGTATAGACGATTATTATTTTTCTGGTTGGGTAAAATACCCCACTTGGTTGCCGTGTGTGGACACTGATAAAATTTGGGCGCAAGGAACAGAAACTGTAGCTGATTGGTTTGGTGCTCCAGATCACAACGGTGAAAATTTATATAACGTAGAAAACAATCCCTATATTCGACCCAACTTTTGCCACCCAAATCAGCTAGGACATCAACTTATAGCTGATCGGTTGCAGGGTTGGATACAGTCTACGCAATAAATACAGGGACACGGAGTCCCTATGGCAGAACAGCAAGACACACTTTCTCAGCTCAAACAAAATCTCATTGAGTATGCACAGCTTCAGCTGGGCAGTCAAATCATTGATTTGGAACTAGACCCATCCCACTACGAAGCTGCATATACCAAAACAATTGGCACTTACCGCCAACGAGCCAACAATGCTTACGAGGAAAGTTACAGTTTTTTCACCCTTGTCAAGGATGAAAACATCTACACCCTGCCACAAGAAGTGGTAAGTGTGCGCCAGTGTTTTCGCAGAACTTTTGGTGATGCAACTGGTCCTTATGCTTCAAACTTTGACCCGTTTGCACAGGCTTCGTTGAATGTTTACTTGATGAACTTCAACGTGGCTGGTGGTCTTGCTACATACGACTTTTACACACAATATGTAGAGTTGGCTGCAAAAATGTTTGGTGGATTTTTCAATTACACATTCAATCCTGTCACAAAGAAGTTGCAGTTGATCCGAGATCCAAAAAATACAGGTGAGGCTGTGCTGATTTGGACTTACAATTTGAAGCCTGAAATCAATCTATTAAGCGACTACCAAATTTCACAGTGGATCCGTGACTACATGGTAGCCAGCTGTAAGATGATCATTGGTGAAGCCCGTGAAAAGTTTGGCACTATTGCTGGCCCACAGGGCGGTGGCACCCTAAATGGCACTGCCATGAAAGCTGAAGCCAAAACAGCGCAGGACGAGCTGATCGGCCAACTGGTCAATTATGTGGATGCCAGTCAGCCACTGACCTGGGTAATTGGTTAATACAGCATAGACACACAGTCATAAATCTGTTATAATCATCACATGGACTTGATGATTGATCTTGAAGGCTTGGGAACAGGCCCTGACACTACTATTCTTACCATTGCCGCCCAGGCATTTGATCCGTTTGGCTCTGGCCACTACGAGCAATCATTTTACGCCAGAGTCACACTGGAAAGCCAAGAAACTCGTAGCATACAACAAGGCACTATAGAGTGGTGGGCCACACAACCTGCTGTGGTGCGTGACGAAGCGTTTGCTGAAGAAGACCGCATACCATTAGATCAAGCACTAGATGGCTTGGCCAAGTTAATATGGCATGCCAAACGAATCTGGGCCCAGGGCCCAACTTACGACATGAACATCCTGGAACATGCTTACAAGAGCTACAACAAACCCTTGCCCTGGCAATACTACATGGTGCGGGACAGCCGCACGGTGTTTAGTTTATGGCCTGAACAACCCATGCCCCCTACCACTCACCATGCCTTAGAAGACTGCCGCAGACAAATTGGCATGCTACAAAATACACTTAAATACCTCAACGTTCAGGTTTTAAAATAATGAAATTTTGTATCATTGGTGATAGTTGGGCTGGAAATAAAACAAAAAATGTTCAAGCAGTTCTCAGCAAAGAATTCTCCAGAGTAAATCACACAGTCGATAATCTTGCAGATGGTGGTGCAAGCAATCAAGGACAATTAAGATATCTTGAATTTAACTATTTGCCACACAATCAAGCAGATTGCATTGTTTGGTTTTATACAGAACCAGTGCGAAATTTTACTGAATTTGTAACATTAGATTATGGCAACGATGCTAACGCAGTGTCTCAACTCTATCCTAAGTTAACTTATAAACAGTTCAATAAAGATTTCTGTTATGTTGCAACACAAGATTTTGCTCATGCGCAGCAATTATATAATCGTTACAAAATTCCATTTGTAGTGATAGGTGGCGCAGGTGTAGTTGATCCGTCAATTGACAAATATACTTTTTCTAAATGGACACTGCATAGTTGGAATCAAGAAATTATACAATTTGACAATATGCCTATAAATTGTTATACTCATCATTTGGTCAAGTTGCTCGATAAGTTCACTGAATATAACAAGGATGAAGCATTTTACGAAATGTCTTTGCTTGAAAAACTTGAAACAGAAATGTTGTCAAATAGACAAAAATATCCTGATGGAAGGCATCCATCTATGGATTATTATCCACAATTGGTAGAACGAATATTAAAGGGAATCAAATGATCATTGGCATCTGTGGATTCATTGGGTCTGGCAAGGACACTATTGCTGACTACCTGGTAAATTTACATCATTTTCGCAGAGAAAGTTTTGCTTCAACACTAAAAGATGCTGTGGCACAAGTATTTGGATGGGACAGAACCATGCTGGAAGGGCGCACAAAACAAGCCCGTGAATGGCGCGAGCGTGTGGATCCATGGTGGGCAGAACGCTTGGGCATGCCCACACTAACACCACGATGGATCTTGCAGTACTGGGGCACAGAAGTGTGTAGAGCAGGCTTTCATGATGATATCTGGATTGCCAGTTTGGAAAACAAACTGCGCCACAGTCAAGATGATGTTGTGATATCAGACTGCCGTTTTCCCAATGAAATTTTAGCCATTAAGAACGCCGGTGGGCGTGTGATTAGAGTTATACGTGGGTCCGAGCCTACATGGTATAATGCGGCTGTGAGTGTTAACCGTGGCCCAACTGGCAACTCAACTTGGGCACTGAGTCAACGTAAATTGGAAAAACAAGGTATTCACGCATCAGAAACTGCCTGGGTAGGCACCAACTTTGATGCTGTGTTAGACAACAACGGTACCCTGGATGACCTTTACCAACAAGTTAAAAATCTGGTTCAAGATCGCCCTGCCGCCACGCAAGATCGCTCTTAGATAACTCTACTTCGCAGTTTCTACAAACTGATTTGAGATTCTTAAGTGTAGCATTGTTTAGGTTGCCATCCGTGTGATACACAAAAATTTGGCCAGCGTACTTGGCTCGGAATCCACAGCGATCGCAACTCATTTTTTTCTTGTAGCCTGCTGATTTCCATCGTGGCTCTCTGGGTTTGAGCCCACGCCCCTTTCTAGCACAAGTCTCGCATCTTGATCGATAGTGTGTAACATCTTCACGTTTGTAGTTCACAGCACAAGGGCGTTGATGACAGGCTTGACAAATGGGTCTCATACGGTATTTAGCCACATGGACCTTGGGCAAAGGTATTCAAAACGGCTGTTTTTTTCAAGGTCTCTATAAATATTAGAACTTGAAAAGGATTCAACCATGGCTCTCACATCACCCGGCGTACAAGTAACAGTAATTGACGAAAGTCAATATATTCCATCAGCAGTCAACACAGTACCATACTTCTTGATTGCCACAGCGCAGAACAAAGTATCTGGCGCTGGAGTTGGAGTAGCTGCTGGTACCACAGCGGCCAACGCTAACAAAACATATTTAATCACCAGTCAGCGTGATTTAACAGCCACTTTTGGTGTGCCATTCTTCTATAACACAACTACTGGTACACCTATCAATGGTTACGAACTCAACGAATACGGCTTGTTGGCTGCTTACAGCTCATTAGGCATTTCAAATCGTGCTTATGTTCAGCGTGTGGACATTGATTTAACTGAACTTACAGCCAGCTTGACCCGCCCAACAGGATCACCAGCTGATGGCGCATATTGGTTGGATACTTCTACATCTGTGTGGGGGATCCAAGAATGGAATCAAACTACCGCCGCATTCACAGTAAAAACACCACTGTTAATTACTGACAGTGCTAATGTTGTCCAAAGCACCAGTGGTGTCACTGGTCAAACAGTTTACACTCCTATTAACACAGTAGGCAGCATTGGTGATTACGCTATTGTATCACTTGGTGTTACCGAAGCTATTTGGAACGTGGGCTGGTATAAGAATTCTAATAACGTTTGGGTTTCAGTTGGCAGTGCAGCATGGCAAGAATCTTGGCCTACAATCCAAGGTTCTGTAACCAATCCCACACTCACAGCAGGACAAAGTATTTTTATTAATGACACTTCTGTAGCTGTGCCGGCTATTCCCTCTAACACCTTGGCTGGATTTGTTGCTGCGGTTAATGCAGCAGCCATAACAGGTGTGACTGCTGCGGCTGTTGATGGAACATTTGTGATATACGCAGATGATACTGCAACCAACGATGGTAGTACTGCAAGTGGTGGTATTGTCAGTATTGAGCCTAATGCCAGTGGTGCCGCATTGTGTACTGCGCTTGGTATTCAAGCAATCGAATATTTGGCGCCAATCTTTCTTGCTGCATACAGTTATGGAGCACCACGTTGGCGAACTAGTGATACTGGAGGTGGCAGACCCACTGGCTCTGTATGGAATAATTGCAGCCCGGCAAATAATGGCCTAGCAGTTCAACTAAAACAATATAGTGCAACCTTAGGAGAATGGGTGCTACAAAGCTGTCCTGCATATTTTAACACAACTGCTGCAATCAATGCATTTGATCCTACAGGCGGTGGAAGAAATATTCCAGTAGGAACATTATGGGTACAACCTGCTGCTAATTTTGCAGAAACATCACCACTGAGTTCGATGGGATTTGAATTTTACAGACAGTGTGCATTTGGACAAACTATAGTTACCGGCACCACAACGCCAGGTGCCAATGGTGATTCGTTGTTTATTGCTGGAAATAGATTTACAATATCTGGCTCTCAAGCAGGTAGCAGTAGTTCTACTACTGCTACTGTTATTCTAAGTGGTACCAGCATTGCTAGTTTTATTGCTGATGTTAGTGCAGCCAATATTCCTTATGTGTCAGCTAGTGTAAACTCGGCCGGTAATATTGTGTTTACTCACAGCCAAGGTGGTATAATTGCCTTAGCAGCAGTGGCAGGACAAGGTACTCCAATTACCACAGCTGGATTCACAGCAGACACACCTTATTGCCGATTGAGTATTACCAATTATACAACATTGATATTGTCTAACTTCTGTAGTGAGCCAGAATTTGAATACACTTCTAGTGCCACAGCACCTTATCAGGATCCTGCTGATGGCAGATTGTGGTACTATTCAACACCAACTCAAGTTGACATCATGATTCAAAACGGTGGCTCCTGGTTTGGCTATCAAAACGTTGCTAACGATGTTCGCGGATATGACTTAACACAGACCAATGCCAGCGGCCCAATTTGTGCTGCCACAGCACCTACAACACAAAATGATGTGTCAGCTAGTGCTTTAGTATATGGTGATTTGTGGGTTGACACCAGCGACTTAGAAAACTATCCTCTATTGTATCGTTGGGAATCTGTAAGCGGTGTGGATCAGTGGGTATCTGTTGATACTACAGATCAAGTCACACAGAATGGTGTATTGTTTGCTGATGCTCGTTGGGCACCAAATGGCACAACAGATCCTATTGCAGATCCAATTCCATCTATTGTGAGTTTGCTGACCAGCAACTATTTGGATTTGGATGCACCTAATCCAGCACTATATCCACAAGGTATGTTGTTGTGGAACACACGACGTTCAGGTTATAATGTCAAGAGCTATCAAAGTGATTACTTTAATGCGACCACATTCCCAGATGACACATTGCCAGCAGTGACCAGCACTTGGCTCACAGCGTCAGGTAACAAGCAAGACGGTAGCATGTATGCGGGTCGACTGGCACAACGTCAGATGGTTGTGGCAGCAATGAGATCAGGCTTGGATACCAGCCTAGGCGCAAGAGAAGACACTGCACAGTACACATTGATTGCATCACCTGCTTATCCAGAGTTGATTCCTAATATGATTGCACTCAGCAACGAGCGTAACAACACACTATTTGTGGTTGGTGATACTCCAATGCGTTTGCCTGGCACAGGTACTGACATCACAACCTGGGCTACCAACAACAATGGCTTGGGCACACTAGCTGGCGATGGACAATCAGCTACCAGTAACTATGCTGCTACATTCTATCCAAGTTGTACAACTGTAGACTTGAGTGGTAATACTGTGGTAACAGCACCAAGTCACATGATGGTTAGAACAATTATTCGCAGTGACGAAGTGAGCTATCCATGGTTGGCACCAGCTGGTACACGCCGTGGTGTGGTAGACAATGCCACACAACTTGGTTATATTGACGGAGCTACTGGCGAGTTTGTGCCACTTGGCGTGAACCAAGGCCTGCGTGATGTACTGTACAGTTTGAATGTTAACCCAATTACATTCATTCCAGGTGTGGGTATTACCAACTTTGGTAACAAGACATCAACCACAACTACCACAGCACTAGATCGTATCAACGTTGCACGTTTAGTTGCATTCTTGCGTGGACGCCTGGAAGAAATTGGTAAGTTGTATCTGTTTGAACCAAACGATCAGATCACACGCAATGAAATCACCAACACTTGCAACAGTTTGATGGTTGACTTGATTGCCAAACGTGCTATCTATGACTACTTGGTTGTTTGCGACTTGAGCAATAACACACCAGCTCGTATTGACCGCAATGAATTGTGGGTTGATATTGCAATTGAACCAGTCAAGGCTGTGGAGTTTATCTACATTCCTCTGCGTATCAAGAACACTGGAGACATAGCCGCAGGCCTGTAAAAATAGGGTCCAAGGACCCTATTTTTTGACCTCAAGTCTAAGATAAATAAAACTAGGAGATATATACAATGCCAAGTTCATCATTAAACAAAATGACAGTACCGCTTGCAAGCGATCAATCAGCAAGCACCCAAGGTCTGTTAATGCCAAAACTTAGATATCGCTTTAGAGTGATGTTTGAGAATTTGGGAGTTTCAACACCAACAACA